CACAGCGGTGCGAATGAGAAAATCAGCCAGCAGCGTCGCGATTTATGGAAAGCGGAAAATCAGTATGCGGTCCTGAAAGAGGCTGCCACGAAACGGCAGTTATCTGAGCAGGAAAAATCCCTGCTGGCGCATAAAGACGAGACGCTGGAGTACAAACGCCAGCTGGCTGAGCTGGGCGACAAGGTTGAATACCAGAAACGCCTGAATGAGCTGGCACAGCAGGCGGTGCGGTTTGAAGAGCAGCAGAGCGCGAAGCAGGCCGCCATCAGCGCAAAAGCCCGCGGTCTCACTGACCGTCAGGCGCAGCGGGAGTCTGAAGCGCAGCGTCTTCGGGACGTGTACGGTGATAATCCGGCTGCGCTGGCGAAGGCCACATCGGCACTGAAGAACACCAGGTCTGCGGAGGAGCAGCTTCGTGGAAGCTGGATGGCCGGGCTGAAGTCCGGCTGGGGCGAGTGGGCGGAAAGTGCGACGGACAGTTTTTCGCAGGTTAAAAGTGCTGCCACGCAGACCTTTGACGGTATTGCACAGAATATGGCGGCGATGCTGACCGGTGCAGAGGCAGACTGGCGGGGATTCACCCGTTCGGTGCTGTCCATGATGACAGAAATCCTGCTTAAACAGGCCATGGTGGGCATTGTCGGGCGTATCGGCAGCGCCATTGGCGGTGCTTTCGGTGGTGGTGCATCTGCTTCCTCGGGGACGGCCATTCAGGCTGCGGCGGCGAACTTCCATTTCGCGACCGGAGGATTTACGGGGACGGGCGGCAAATATGAGCCTGCGGGGATAGTTCACCGCGGGGAGTTTGTTTTCACGAAAGAGGCAACCAGCCGGATAGGTGTGGGGAATCTTTACCGTCTGATGCGCGGCTATGCGGAAGGTGGTTATGTGGGTGGTGCCGGAAGTCCGGCGCAGATGCGGCGGGCGGAAGGTATTAATTTTAATCAGAACAATCACGTGGTGATTCAGAACGACGGCACCAACGGACAGGCGGGGCCGCAGCTGATGAAGGCGGTGTATGACATGGCCCGCAAGGGGGCGCAGGATGAGCTCCGGCTGCAGTTGCGTGATGGCGGTATGTTATCGGGGAGCGGGCGATGAAAACCTTTCGCTGGAAAGTGAAGCCGGATATGGAGGTGAACTCGCAGCCATCGGTGCGTGAAGTGCGTTTTGGTGACGGGTACTCACAGCGTATGGCGGCAGGGCTGAATGCTGACCTGAAAACATACCGTGTGACGCTTTCCGTGACCCGGGAGGAGGCCCGGCATCTGGAAGCGTTCCTGGCAGAGCACGGAGGCTGGAAGGCATTTTTGTGGAAGCCACCCTATGCATACCGGCAGATAAAGGTGACCTGTGCCGGGTGGTCTGCGCGGGTCGGGATGTTGCGCGTTGAGTTCAGCGCGGAGTTTAAGCAGGTGGTGAACTGATGCAGGATATTCACGAAGAAAGTCTGAACGAGTCGGTTAAATCAGAGCAGTCACCGCGGGTGGTACTCTGGGAAATCGACCTGACGGCGCAGGGCGGTGAGCGGTATTTTTTCTGCAATGAGCTGAATGAAAAAGGGGAGGCGGTTACCTGGCAGGGGCGGCAATATCAGGCATACCCGATTGACGGCAGTGGCTTTGAGATGAACGGGAAGGGCAGCAGTGCCAGACCGTCGCTGACGGTGTCGAATCTGTTTGGTCTGGTCACCGGGATGGCGGAGGACCTGCAGAGCCTGGTGGGGGCCACGGTGGTCCGCCGCCGGGTGTATGCCCGTTTTCTGGATGCGGTGAATTTTGTGGCAGGCAATCCGGAAGCAGACCCGGAGCAGGAGCTGACCGACCGCTGGGTGGTGGAGCAGATGTCAGAGCTGACGGCCATGACAGCCTCGTTTGTGCTGGCCACACCGACGGAGACGGACGGAGCGCTGTTTCCCGGTCGCATTATGCTGGCGAATACCTGTATGTGGACCTACCGCTCTGATGAGTGTGGTTACACGGGCGGGGCAGTGGCGGATGAGTTCGACAAACCCACCACCGATATCCGTAAGGACAGATGCAGCAAGTGCATGCGCGGGTGTGAGATGCGCAGCATGGTGGCTAATTTTTGGCGGTTTCCTTTCCATTAATAAACTTTCGCAGTAAATCCCGGTTTATGACACAGACTGAATCAGCGATTCTGGCGCATGCCCGGCGGTGTGCGCCTGCGGAGTCGTGCGGCTTCGTGATAAGCACGCCGGAGGGGGAGCGGTATATCCCTTGTGTGAATATCTCTGCAGAGCCGGAGGCGTATTTTCGTATTGCACCGGAAGACTGGCTGCGGGCAGAGATGCAGGGGGAGATTGTGGCACTGGTCCACAGTCATCCCGGTGGTCTGCCCTGGCTGAGCGAGGCCGACCGGCGGCTGCAGATAAAAAGCGCACTGCCCTGGTGGCTGGTCTGCCGGGGTGAAATTCACAAATTCCGCTGTGTGCCACATCTGACAGGACGGCGCTTTGAGCACGGGGTGACGGACTGTTACACGCTGTTCCGGGATGCTTATCATCTGGCGGGGACTGATATGCCGGATTTTGAGCGTGAGGATGACTGGTGGCGCAATGGTCAGAACCTGTACCTGGACAATATGGAGGCGACTGGTTTTTACAGGATTTCCCTGCCTTCCGCACAGCCTGGCGATATCCTGCTGTGCTGCTTTGGCGCATCGGTGGCCAATCATGCCGCCATATACTGCGGCAACGGTGAACTGCTTCACCATCTGCCTGAACAACTGAGTAAACGGGAGAGGTATTCCGAAAAATGGCAACGACGAACGCATTCAGCCTGGCGTCACCGCCACTGGCACGTATCTGCCTTCACGGGGATTTACAACGATTTGGCCGCCGCCTCAGCCTGTATGTGAACACGGCAGCGGAAGCCATCCGTGCCCTGTCGCTGCAGATGCCGGGATTCCGCCGTCAGATGAACGAAGGCTGGTACCAGATACGTATTGCCGGTGATGACACGGCACCGGAGGCGGTGTACGCCCGTCTTCACGAACAGCTGGGTGAGGGAACGGTCATCCACATTGTGCCGCGACTGGGCCGGGGCCGGAAAGGGTGGACTGCAGATTGTGCTGGGGGCGGCGGCCATCGTGGGGTCGTTCTTCACGGCCGGGGCATCAATGGCGTTATGGGGTTCAGCCCTGGCAGCCGGTGGTTTTTCTGCCACCACGATGCTGTTTTCACTGGGGGCCAGCATGATACTGGGCGGTGTGGCCCAGATGCTGGCACCGAAGGCAAAAACACCGGATTACCGCGCAACGGATAACGGCAGACAGAACACGTACTTTTCCTCACTGGACAACATGATTGCTCAGGGGAACCCGATGCCGGTGCCTTACGGTGAAATGCTGGTTGGCTCACGGCGAATCTCCCAGGACATCAGTACCCGTGATGAAGGTGGTGACGGGAAGGTGGTGGTTATCGGGCGGCAGGCATAAAAGCGAAAAAATCCCGCAGTGACCGAAGGCTGCGGGAACAGAAAATGAAGATTAACCACAGGGAGTTTTGTTTTTATTGGCCCGAAAAAACTGTAACGCCCGGGAATGATATCTGCCACGGGGGCGTACAGAAAATGTGAAGAAATTCAGAAATTTTATTCCGTCATGACACAGGCACCCTCCGGGGTGCCTGTCGTTTTTGGGGCATAAACAGATTCAGACATCAGACATCAGACATCAGACAGGAGAGGGGGACCGAGTGGGTAAAGGTGGCGGCAGGGCACACACGCCGGTTGAGGCAAAGGACAATCTTAAGTCCACGCAGATGATGAGCGTGATTGATGCCATTGGTGAAGGGCCGATTGAAGGTCCGGTGAAGGGGCTGCAGAGTATCCTGGTGAACAAAACCCCGCTGACGGACACGGACGGTAATCCTGTGATACATGGTGTGACCGCGGTCTGGCGCGCCGGGGAGCAGGAGCAGACACCACCTGAAGGCTTTGAGTCCTCCGGGGCGGAAACCGCACTGGGCGTGGAAGTGACGAAGGCAAAGCCGGTGACGCGCACCATTACGTCCGCGAACATTGACCGCCTGCGGGTCACCTTCGGGGTGCAGTCACTGTTGGAGACCACCTCAAAGGGCGACCGTAATCCCTCTTCTGTCCGACTGCTGATTCAGTTGCAGCGTAACGGTAACTGGGTGACGGAAAAGGATGTCACCATTAACGGCAAGACCACCTCGCAGTTTCTGGCGTCGGTGATTCTGGATAATCTGCCTCCCCGTCCTTTTAACATCCGGATGGTCCGGGAGACGGCGGACAGCACCTCGGACCAGCTGCAGAATAAGACGCTCTGGTCGTCATACACCGAAATCATCGATGTGAAACAGTGCTACCCGAACACGGCGATTGTGGGGCTGCAGGTGGATGCGGAGCAGTTTGGCGGTCAGCAGATGACGGTGAACTACCATATCCGAGGTCGCATCATCCAGGTGCCGTCAAACTATGACCCGGAAAAACGCACGTACAGCGGCATCTGGGACGGCAGCCTGAAACCGGCATACAGCAACAACCGGCCTGGTGCCTGTGGGACATGCTGACTCACCCGCGCTACGGCATGGGAAAACGCCTGGGGGCGGCGGATGTGGACAAGTGGGCGCTGTATGCCATTGCGCAGTACTGCGACCAGATGGTCCCTGATGGTTTTCGGGGGCACAGAGCCGCGGATGACCTTTAATGCGTACCTGTCACAACAGCGTAAGGCGTGGGACGTTCTCAGTGATTTCTGCTCGGCGATGCGCTGTATGCCGGTATGGAACGGCCAGACGCTGACGTTCGTTCAGGACAGCCCGTCGGATGTGGTGTGGCCGTACACCAACAGTGATGTGGTGGTGGATGATAACGGCGTGGGGTTTCGCTACAGCTTCAGCGCCCTGAAGGACCGCCACACGGCGGTGGAGGTGAATTACACCGACCCGCAGAACGGCTGGCAGACCTCCACGGAACTGGTGGAAGACCCGGAAGCCATACTGCGCTACGGGCGCAACCTGCTGAAGATGGATGCGTTCGGTTGCACCAGTCGCGGTCAGGCCCACCGTGCCGGGCTGTGGGTGATAAAGACCGGACTGCTGGAAACGCAGACGGTGGATTTCACGCTCGGGTCACAGGGGCTGCGTCACACACCCGGTGACATTATTGAAATCTGTGATAACGACTATGCCGGGACCATGACCGGCGGACGTGTCCTGTCCATCGATGCCGCCAGCCGCACCCTGACACTGGACCGTGAGGTGACCCTGCCGGAGACCGGTGCCGCCACGGTGAACCTGATTAACGGCAGCGGTAAGCCGGTGAGCGTGGCCATCACTGCACACCCCGCGCCGGACCGGATACAGGTCAGCACCCTGCCGGATGGCGTGGAGACATACGGTGTGTGGGGGCTCTCCCTGCCGTCACTGCGTCGTCGCCTGTTCCGCTGTGTCTCCATCCGGGAAAACACGGACGGCACCTTTGCCATCACGGCAGTGCAGCACGTACCGGAAAAAGAAGCCATCGTGGATAACGGGGCGCACTTTGACGGCGACCAGAGCGGCACCCTGAACAGCGTCATCCCTCCGGCAGTGCAGCACCTCACGGTGGAGGTGAGCGCGGCTGACGGCCAGTATCTGGCACAGGCGAAATGGGACACGCCGCGGGTGGTGAAGGGGGTGCGCTTCAGTCTGCGACTGACCAGCGGAAGCGGAGAAGGCAGCCGTCTGGTGACCACCGCCATCACTGCGGATACAGAGCATCGTTCCAGTGGTCTGCCGCTCGGGGAATACACCCTGACAGTCAGGGCAATTAACAGTTATGGCCAGCAGGGCGAACCGGCCACCACCACGTTCAGGATTAATGCACCTGCGGTACCCGCCACGATGAGCTGACACCGGGCTATTTTCAGATAACGGCGGTCCCGCGTCTTGCGGTGTATGACCCGACGGTACAGTTTGAGTTCTGGTTCTCGGAAACGCGGATTACCGATATCAGGCAGGTTGAAACCACAGCCCGCTATCTTGGCACGGGGCTGTACTGGATAGCCGCCAGTATCAATATCAAACCGGGCCATGATTATTACTTTTATATCCGCAGTGTGAACACCGTTGGCAAATCGGCATTTGTAGAGGCTGTCGGTCAGCCGAGTGATGATGCATCAGGCTATCTGGATTTTTTCAAAGGCGAGATAGGGAAACCCATCTGGCTCAGGAGCTGTGGACGCAGATTGATAACGGTCAGCTTGCGCCTGACCTGACTGAAATCAGGACGTCCATAACGGATGTCAGCAATGAAATAACACAGACCGTCAATAAGAAACTGGAAGACCAGAGTGCAGCGATCCAGCAGATACAGAAGGTTCAGGTTGATACAAATAATAACCTGAACAGCATGTGGGCAGTGAAGCTGCAGCAGATGCAGGACGGACGCCTTTATATTGCGGGTATCGGTGCCGGTATTGAGAACACCCCCGACGGCATGCAGAGTCAGGTGCTGCTGGCGGCAGACAGGATTGCGATGATTAATCCTGCGAATGGCAACACAAAGCCGATGTTTGTTGGTCAGGGCGATCAGATATTTATGAATGAAGTGTTCCTGAAATATCTGACGGCTCCCACCATTACCAGCGGCGGTAATCCTCCGGCATTTTCCCTGACACCAGACGGGCGACTGACGGCGAAAAATGCGGATATCAGTGGCAGTGTGAATGCGAACTCAGGAGCGCTCAACAATGTCACGATTAACCAGAACTGTACGATTAAGGGCATGCTGGAGGCGCCCCAGGTCAGAGGGGATTTCGTTAAAGCTGTATCAAAAGCCTTCCCGAAAAAAGTCGGTACGTGGGGTAACACGGAAACACCAAACGGTACGGTTACAGTCACCATCAGCGATGATCATAACTTTGACCGCCAGATTATTATTCCGCCCATTATTTTTAACGGTATAGCGTATGACGATCCGGGGAGCGGAAATAACCCAGGAGGCACGCGATACACGGGTTATGGTTTTGAAGTTCGCAAAAACGGCGTATTAATCGCATCCAGAGAAACTAAAGGGGCCATTCCCGGTAGTTACAGTGCAGTTATTGATATGCCTAGTGGTGGTAGCGTCACTCTGGAGTTTAAGATTTTCCAGAAAGGCAATCAGGGGGCAGGCAATATCACCGACTGTACGGTGATTGTGACCAAAAAAGCTGCTTCCGGCATCAGTATTCGTTGAAATATTTATAACCCCAATAAAGGGCGTCAGGAATGACGCCTTTTTTATTGCAGAAAAGCGAGAGGTAATTATGCGTAAACTTTATGCCGCCATTTTGTCCGCAGCCATTTGTCTGACCGTATCCGGTGCGCCTGCATGGGCGTCTGAGCAGCAGGCCACGCTGAGCGCGGGGTATCTTCATGTCTCGACGAACGCTCCCGGTAGCGATAATCTTAACGGGATTAACGTGAAATACCGTTATGAATTCACGGACACGCTGGGGCTGGTGACGTCATTCAGCTATGCAGGAGACAGGAATCGCCAGATTACCCGTTACAGCGATACCCGCTGGCATGAAGATTCCGTGCGTAACCGCTGGTTCAGCGTAATGGCGGGGCCGTCTGTGCGCGTGAATGAATGGTTCAGCGCGTATGCGATGGCGGGTGTGGCTTACAGCCGTGTGTCGACTTTCTCCGGGGATTATCTTCGCGTAACTGACAACAAGGGGAAAACGCACGATGTGCTGACCGGAAGTGATGACGGTCGCCACAGCAACACGTCTCTGGCGTGGGGGGGCTGGCGTGCAGTTTAACCCTACCGAATCCGTGGCCATTGATATTGCTTATGAAGGCTCCGGCAGTGGCGACTGGCGCACTGACGGTTTCATCGTGGGTGTCGGTTATAAGTTCTGATTAGCCAGGTAACACAGTGTTATGACAGCCCGCCGGTTCAGGCGGGCTTTTTTGTGGGGTGAATATGGCAGTAAAGATTTCAGGTGTACTGAAAGACGGCACAGGAAAACCGGTAGAGAACTGCACCATTCAACTGAAAGCCAGACGTAACAGCGCCACGGTGGTGGTGAACACGGTGGCCTCTGAAAATCCGGATGAAGCCGGTCGTTACAGCATGGACGTTGAGTACGGTCAGTACAGCGTCATTCTGTTGGTGGAGGGCTTCCCGCCGTCACATGCCGGGACCATCACCGTGTATGAAGATTCTCAACCGGGGACGCTGAATGATTTTCTCGGTGCCATGTCGGAGGATGACGTCCAGCCGGAGGCACTGCGCCGTTTTGAACTGATGGTGGAAGAAGCGGCGCGTCACGCTGAGGAGGCGAAGAAGAATGCCGGAGAGGCGGAGACGTCCGCGAGGAATGCCGGCATATCAGCCAGTCAGGCAGAAGAGAGCGCGGCAAATGCTGACACTTCAGCAGGGGATGCATCGGAGTCAGCCCGGCAGGCGGCAGAAAGTGCAGCCGCTGCAAGCAGTCAGAGGAGGCGTCCTCGTCCTCGGCCTCTGCGGCCGCTCAAAAAGCCAGTGAGTCATCACAAAGTGCAGCAGAAGCTGAATTGTCAAGAAAGACGGCAGAAAGTGCAGCCGGTAATGCAGCCAGGGATGCAACGACCGCAACAGAAAAAGCCCGGGAGTCAGCAGAAAGCGCACAGTCAGCGGAACAAAGCAGGATAGCGGCGGAAGAGGCCGTAAACCGAATCCCCACCGTGGTGGGACCTCCCGGGCCAAAGGGGGAACAGGGGCCCGCGGGTCCTCAGGGGCCGAAGGGTGATAAGGGAGAGCGCGGTGACACCGGCCCTGTCGGGGCAACCGGCGAACGGGGACCGGCAGGTGATGCTGGTCCGGCAGGCCCGCAGGGGCCGAAAGGTGACAGGGGAGAGCGGGGAGAGACCGGTCTGACGGGAAATGCAGGTCCACAGGGTCCAAAGGGAGACACCGGGGCAGCAGGCCCGGCAGGCCCACAGGGACCGAAAGGAGAAACAGGTGCGGCTGGCCCGGTGGGGGCAACCGGACCTCAGGGACCGAAGGGCGACCCGGGGGAGACACAAATCCGTTTTCGTCTGGGGCCGGCGAGCATTATTGAGACAAACAGCAATGGCTGGTTCCCGGATACAGATGGCGCACTCATCACCGGACTGACCTTTCTTGACCCCAAAGATGCCACACAGGTTCAGGGGCTGTTTCGGCATTTGCAGGTCAGGTTTGGTGACGGGCCGTGGCAGGATGTTAAGGGGCTGGATGAAGTGGGCAGTGATACAGGCAGAACAGGAGAATGACATGAATATACTAAAAAAACTTATGCAGCGTCTGTGTGGTTGCGGAAAGCATGATGGCCGTGAACACGTGCAGTCGCTTACAGCACAACTGCGACTGGGGCCGGCAGACATCCTGGAGTCCGATGAGAATGGTATTATTCCGGAGCAGGACAGGGTAATCACGCAGGTGGTGATACTGGATGCGGATAAAAAGCAGATACAGTGCGTGGTAAGACCGCTGCAAATTCTGCGTGCTGACGGGAGGTGGGAAAATATTGGCGGAATGAAATAGCCGACAGCTTCACAAAAACCGGAGTCCGGCTCCGGTTTTTGTTGTCATGTCCGGTGGATGTTTGTTAGGAATGTTCAGACAGGTTTATTTTGAATTTACACAGAATCCTAAACAGGTTCGAAAATTAAGAAAGAGGTTGTATGTTTAGCATAAGAACCCTACTACCTATTAGCGCCAGCGTATCAGTTCCGACAAAACAATCTCAATCCATCCCAATAACTTTAGCAGGGAGAACAATCGAAAAAGCGCAAGAGAAAGAAGGATTACTTGTTTTTTTAGGAATGAAATCCGTTAATGACTATACTCTTAATATTCTTGGCCAAAATGTTTCAAGAGTCACAACGGGGAAAAAACCGTATGATTTATTATTCCTGAATGATGCTACAAAACAAGATTTTGATAAAAGGAAAATGGAGTTTACATATCCTGGAGCAAATAAAAGCCATCTACAATCAAGTAATAGCGATGTTGTTGCTGCTGCAGCTATAAGTATTACAGCGACAGAGATGAAAACCATCCTGCCAGATGATTTAACACTAGGAAAATACAACAAAATTTATCTGTCTGGGCATGGTTCTGCTGGTCTACCTCTTCTTAAGTGCGGAGATGAATTTTTATCACCGTCAGATATTGTCGACCGCATTGTTCAGCATAATCTTCATGAAATAGATGATATCAGATTAACATCCTGTAACTCAGCCAACATAATAAAAAACAAAGACTTCTCTCCTGATGAAATAGAAAAATCCGCAAATATGAATAACGGCTGGTTGGCCAGGGCATTATTTGGTCAAAAGAGGTCTTTAGCAGAACACGTCTATGCCGAGTTTGAACGTCGCGGAATTAACGTTTCTATATCAGGTTACCATGGCACTGGCGTTTTTTATGTACCAGAGCATGGTAAACCAACAACGCATCTACGCTCCACAACTGTGCCTGCAACACCTGAACATACTGTAAGAAGAAGCGACTACAGAGCCACTTTGGGTAGAACTCAACCCATAGATATTGAGTAATTGAGCCAGCATATACACTTGATGGTTAGGAAACAGAATCATTGTTTTAAACATTTCCTGGCCATTAATATTGTCGGCGGGAGCATATCCAGGACTGGCCGGCAAACCGGGTACGCGATCTGTTGCCATGGAAAGTTGATCTGAGCGCTCAGTAAATATCAATACGGTTCTGGCGAGCCGCTTACGATGCATGAGAATCACTAATAGTATGTAATTATTACATTTTATTTACAATGCTGTTTCTGTTGGTCTGTATCCATAATTATGAAATGCTGACTTATGGTGTCAAAATAACACATATTCCTTTCAATAATCATTTCTTTTACTATCTTTTCCCTGCTGAGAGGGTGGGGTAGATGTTCTCTTGTGAGATTCATGAACGCAGACTTATCATAAAGAGTGCATATGTTGGAGTTCAGTGCGTTCTTGACAAAAACCCCTTTTTCTGGAACGCATAATGTTATTGGGCACTTAAGAAATTGTGTGTCGCAAGAGAATTCATCAGGATTTACAACAAATGAATGAGAATGGATTTTATTTTTAAGGGCGTTTTCGGCCCCTTTTTTCCATCCTATATTTGAAGATAATTGAAGCATAAAATCCTGAGATATTTGTGCAAAACTTCGTCCGTTGTTGATCTGCTGTTCCAGGTTGCGAGCAATAGTGTTTTGTCTCGCCATAAATATGGAGAAATGATTACTGCATACAGGATTTACTGTAAAACCATTGACTGATTCGATATAACGGATATCCATTTTATAACGTTCTTTTATGATTACAGTATCATTTTGATTTTGCTGCACAATATAACGTAAAGATGCTAGCTCATTCTCAGGTAAGATACTGCCTGCTGTGAAGTTTAAAAAGATAGGCATGTTTTTTCTGTAATACAAGTCGATTGTTTGTGATTTCGCGCTGTAGGTATATTATCATTCATATTTAACTTCCTAAAGTATGACCTCGTAGGGAGATAAATGCAATACTTAAAGGTAGATTGAAATGATAAATTAGCGCTTGGTAAATCCAGAATTTCATAAAGAGAGAGGTGGTGTTTTTTCATAGCGCTGAGATGTAAGTTGCAACATGTATTATATGCAAGAGAATAGGGAGTACTGGATACATTAACTCTATGTAATCCATTCAAGATATTAATGCAATTGAAATAATTGACATAAAATATTGCATAGGTGAGGTTTATTGCTCAGAAGATGGAGTTATCGATGCAGAAACTGGAAGAACTGCGGCAGCGATAGCGCAGGTCGATTGCAATGACGAGATTTATCAGCGCCAGCGTGGGATAAAAGAGAATCTGAGCAGTCTGGAGAATTTGAAATCGGTTAGGGATTTCATACTAGAATAATAGGATCCGCGGCACGTCGTATGCAAGAACGTGCCACGGCTGGCTGGCGAACTTTCGATAGTGCGAGTATTGAATGATTTCCAGCCGTTACCGATTTTACTATGTTTTCAGTAGAACGCTTAGACAAAACTGAGGCGCACAAAGCTTTGCACTGGATTGCAAGACTTTGTTCTATTCGATAGTTTAAGGTCGCTCACTCTACCTTTTCATCAAGCCAGTCCGCCCACCATTGCATCATTTCTCTGCGCTTATCGTGGCAGACGCCTCACTATCACACGGTGATGGTTCATTACTGGTTTGCATAATGGATAGAGAACTGAGGATAAAAGATATCCCAAAACCCCAAAATCTCATCTTTAGGATTTGCAGAAAGGGAGGCGTAAACAAATACCCGCTCATGAAAACGGAACTAGTCCAGATGTGATGTTTGTGGTTATAACATACATCATCAACGATGCTCGTTATGGTGAGTTTGATGACTACCCACTGAAGTGAAAATTGTGTTGTGTACCAAATTGCGTACCAAACTAAAATCACAAATCATGAAACACTTGTTCATGGCGGTTCTCAGGGGTGTTGCGCGTAATCGTGAAACAAAAAGGTAGATTGTTGCTTACCGTCATTCATCATTAGGTTAAATCCGTTGTTTCTGCTGTCTGCCAGAGTATCAAATATCACCGTGCTAATCAGCTTTAGCGCGACAATTTGACAGCGAGTGGCAACAGATCATGTCAGATAAAAATGAGAGGGTAGTCACATTTTCTTGCACTTTATTCCAGCCAGTTCATAAGTATTTCCGTAAAAAGAACAGCTATTTGAAACTCCTGAGGGTTTGCTGTTGAAACGCCGTCTTATTATTGCTGCTTCTTTGTTCATTTTTAACTTATCGTCTGGTTTTGCGGCGGAAAACATTCCTTTTTCACCTCAGCCTCCAGAGATTCATGCCGGCTCCTGGGTATTGATGGATTACACCACCGGTCAGATCCTCACCGCGGGTAATGAGCATCAACAGCGCAATCCCGCCAGCCTGACAAAGCTGATGACGGGCTATGTCGTGGATCGCGCTATCGATAGTCATCGCATTACGCCAGACGATATTGTCACCGTGGGGCGCGATGCGTGGGCGAAAGATAATCCAGTGTTTGTCGGTTCTTCACTGATGTTTTTGAAAGAGGGCGATCGCGTATCGGTACGTGATTTAAGCCGTGGTTTAATTGTGGATTCCGGAAATGACGCTTGTGTTGCACTGGCTGACTATATTGCCGGTGGGCAACGGCAGTTTGTTGAAATGATGAACAACTATGCCGAGAAGCTGCATCTCAAGGATACGCATTTTGAAACAGTGCATGGTCTGGATGCACCAGGTCAGCATAGCTCGGCTTATGATTTAGCTGTGCTTTCTCGCGCTATCATCCACGGCGAGCCCGAGTTTTATCATATGTACAGTGAGAAAAGTCTCACCTGGAACGGTATCACCCAGCAAAACCGTAACGGGTTATTGTGGGATAAAACCATGAATGTTGACGGCCTGAAAACGGGTCATACTTCTGGTGCCGGGTTTAATCTCATTGCTTCGGCTGTAGATGGGCAGCGTCGTCTCATTGCAGTGGTAATGGGGGCTGACAGTGCAAAAGGTCGTGAGGAAGAGGCAAGAAAATTACTGCGTTGGGGGCAACAAAACTTTACTACGGTGCAAATTTTGCACCGTGGGAAAAAGGTCGGTACGGAACGCATCTGGTATGGCGATAAAGAAAATATCGCCCTGGGAACGGAACAAGAGTTCTGGATGGTGCTACCGAAAGCCGAAATTCCACATATCAAAGCCAAATATACCCTTGATGGTAAAGAGCTCACCGCGCCAATTAGCGCCCATCAGCGGGTAGGGGAAATTGAACTTTACGACCGTGATAAACAGGTGGCGCACTGGCCGCTGGTTACCCTGGAATCTGTCGGGGAAGGCAGCATGTTTTCTCGCCTGAGTGATTATTTCCACCATAAGGCCTGACCTTTCTTTTGCAGCAGACTGGCAGGAGTGCGAGTCTGCTCGCATAATCAACACTCATTCCTTGTGGTTTTAATATTGCAACTATACTGTATATAAAAACAGTAATAATGGAGGCGTCATGAACTACGAGATTAAGCAGGAAGATAAACGTACCGTTGCAGGTTTCCATCTCGTTGGCCCGTGGGAACAGACGGTAAAGAAAGGTTTTGAGCAGTTGATGATGTGGGTAGATAGCAAAAATATTGTGCCGAAGGAGTGGGTTGCTGTCTATTACGACAATCCGGATGAAACACCCGCCGAAAAATTACGCTGCGACACCGTCGTGACGGTACCGAATAACTTTACGCTCCCCGAAAACAGTGAGGGCGTCATTCTGACAGAAATTTCAGGTGGTCAATATGCGGTGGCGGTGGCTCGTGTAGTCGGTGATGATTTTGCTAAACCCTGGTATCAGTTCTTTAATAGCCTCTTGCAGGACAGTGCTTATGAAATGTTACCAAAGCCCTGCTTCGAGGTTTACTTGAACAATGGCGCGGAAGATGGGTACTGGGATATCGAAATGTATGTTGCGGTGCAGCCAAAACATCACTAATTCATCTCAGGGCGGTGTGTTGACGCGAAGACCACTCTTTTTTTGAAAGCGAAAAGAGTAAGATGCGCCTTTCAATTTTTTCGCTCCTGCCGGGAAATTACACTGTTCCCGGTTTGTCCGTCGGATAATTCAGAGGCGCGCCTTCTGACCGACAGATGTGTTATGAGCGCTTTTAATCTTCATTAACGGAGTTTCTGCGTGCGTGCCAATAAGTCATTAAGCCCGTTTGAAATCCGGGTATACCGCCATTACCGCATTGTGCATGGTACTCGGGTCGCGCTGGCATTCCTGCTCACTTTTCTCATTATCCGCCTGTTTACTATCCCGGAAGGCACCTGGCCGCTGGTCACCATGGTGGTGATTATGGGGCCAATCTCGTTCTGGGGGAACGTTGTCCCTCGTGCCTTCGAACGTATTGGCGGTACGGTGTTGGGGTCGATTTTAGGTCTTATCGCTCTGCAACTGGAGTTAATTTCGTTACCGCTGATGTTAGTCTGGTGCGCGGCGGCGATGTTTCTTTGCGGTTGGCTGGCGCTGGGCAAGAAACCGTATCAAGGATTATTGATTGGGGTGACGCTGGCAATTGTTGTGGGTTCCCCGACAGGTGAAATTGATACGGCGTTATGGCGAAGCGGCGATGTGATCCTCGGCTCTTTACTGGCAATGTTGTTTACCGGTATCTGGCCACAACGGGCGTTCATCCACTGGCGCATTCAACTGGCGAAAAGTCTGACCGAGTATAATCGGGTCTATCAATCTGCATTCTCACCGAACTTACTCGAACGCCCACGTCTGGAAAGCCATCTACAAAAACTCCTGACCGATGCCGTGAAAATGCGTGGGCTGATTGCGCCCGCCAGCAAAGAAACTCGTATTCCAAAATCGATATATGAAGGTATCCAGACCATTAACCGCAATCTGGTTTGTATGCTGGAGTTGCAAATCAATGCATACTGGGCCACGCGCCCCAGCCATTTCGTGTTATTGAACGCGCAAAAACTTCGTGATACCCAGCACATGATGCAGCAAATACTGCTGAGCCTTGTTCATGCGCTGTACGAAGGTAATCCGCAGCCGGTTTTTGCCAATACGGAAAAATTGAACGATGCTGTGGAAGAGCTGCGTCAGTTGCTGAATAACCACCATGACCTGAAGGTTGTGGAAACACCAATCTATGGTTATGTGTGGCTGAACATGGAAACGGCACATCAGCTTGAGTTGCTATCGAGTCTGATTTGCCGGGCCTTGCGCAAATAATTCCTGAACTTCAGAATCATCTTGCTGCTGCTTCGATTCAGCAAGGATAAAGGGTATGATAGTGATAAGGGATAAAAGCATTGTCATCTGCGGCAGCTATGAGTAATGTTGGCCCTAACGAATAGCGGTTGCTTAAACGAATCCGACTCTCACATTATCAGGGGTATAAAAATGGAAACTACCAAGCCTTCATTCCAGGACGTACTGGAATTTGTTCGTCTGTTCCGTCGTAAGAACAAACTGCAACGTGAAATTCAGGACGTTGAGAAAAAGATCCGTGACAACCAGAAGCGCGTCCTGTTGCTGGACAACCTGAGCGATTACATCAAGCCAGGGATGAGCGTTGAAGCAATCCAGGGCATCATCGCCAGCATGAAAGGTGACTATGAAGATCGCGTTGACGATTACATCATCAAAAATGCCGAGCTCTCCAAAGAACGCCGCGATATCTCCAAAAAGCTGAAAGCTATGGGCGAAATGAAAAACGGCGAAGCGAAGTAATTCCTGTTTTATTCAATGAGGGTTGCCCGGCAACCCTCATTGCTCATTGATTCTTATCTGTGTATCACCGTCATCATTCTCATCTGAGAACCTATCGAAATTAGCGGCAGCCTTCTTCTGTATGCAGCAAGGCAAAAAGTTCTGTAACTCCATTGTTATTAACCGCACTGGTTACTAACACGTTGTGCGCTCCAGCTTCCCGTAACCAACATTTCACCAAAGATATTTGTTCCATGCTGGCTAAATCTGCTTTGGTTACTACTCCAATGACCGGGTGATTCATGGCCCGGTAGGGCGTTTTTACCTCTAATTCCTGCTTCAGCGCTGAGATTCCTGCTTGTTGCCGGAAAAGCAGGCACCTGCCGTCTGAACGGTATCGATCCGGAAGCGTATCTGCGCCATATTCTGAGCATACTGCCGGAATGGCCCTCCAACCGTGTTGACGAACTCCTGCCATGGAACGTAGTTCTCACCAATAAATAAGCGTCAATACGGTGCTCCGTTGACGCTTACTTTAATCCGTTTTCTGAGCTTAGATTTTTCTGTTCCTACCCAGACCGTGGATTTGGAATTCATTTTTTGTCAGGTCAATGCTAATCGTTAAAACGGCCATAACGCACCTCCACTGGAAGGTTTATCAGTAATATCCTACCGTTGCTTCATGGTCGGGGCGTCCATTCCATTATTATCGGTTTTCCTTTCTGTTTATAAATGAAAACGCCAGCTGTATTCAGGCTGGCGTCAGGGGAAATGAAGCCTGTTGAGTGAGATTCACCGGTTCTGGTGCAGAAGCTGCAGATGGCGCAGGGTAAGGGCATCTTCTCTTGCCTGCTTAATACAGGACAACAGTGCTGTTTCTGTGGTTAATGGCACTATACCCTGCATCACTGCATTGTCTTACAGCAACTGGTGAGGGCTGGCATAAGTTGCCGGTGTTTCGGTAGAGTCACGGTCATCCACCACGCGGAGTGAATAACCGTTTTCAGCGGCCTTATTAATCAGTTCAGTGATATTAACACCATCAATGTCAACGACAATGTGCCCCATATCCAGCGCCTGTACGTTAACGCTGTCGGCTTCCAGTGTCATCATTTCGCCTCCGGATACTTACCCAGGGTAATGTTATTTACCGTTCTGTAATTGTCGCGGGTCATCAGGCCGGTCGCCCTGCGAGCCCGGAGGATATCGATGCTGTTTATTAACTGAGAGCGGGTACAGGCGCTGAATCCCGGCTGGTCGGTAGCACCAGCGCGTATTTTTCCACGAGAAAGTTCACCGCATCACACAGTGAAATGCCTGCCTCAATATGCTGCTCAATCACACGTTCATCGGCAAAAGGTGTGTCATTCAGTGTGAGGCCATAGTGCTGGTCCAGCAGTCGGGACAGCAGTATCTGCCAGATTTCAACAGGAGACGGGCGAGAACTGGCCGCCTGCCCGGGTAATACAGGTAATGTTTTCATACTGAAGATTTTCCTGATATGCAGATATAAAAATGGAAAAGTGGCGTGGTGAAAACACCAGGCCGTAGCAGAAGGCTATTCTGGAGAGTTAATTTTTCATTTCGGGCGTCGGATAAACAGCCAGATAAACGTAACCACAACTGCTGAGGGTATCGGCTTTGCAGGTCAGCCCTTTTGCATACAGCGTGACGGTATGCTGATGGCGGGGATTCAGTTCACCGCTGGTGAGCATGAGTTCCAGTTGTTTCATCAGCAGCGGAAAGGCCTGGTCCGGGTGGTACGCATCTGCATCGCTGAACAGGCCTCTGATACCGGCGCGGTCGGCAAGGTAATGCAACCGGTTACCCTCCTGCACCAGACGTGCCCCGAAACAGGGCGTCACGGTGCAGGGCAGCCCCCACCAGGGGCGGTCGTGATTGTCGTCGGGAAGTGTTGTCCCGGGGAGTGTGTCTGACACGATAAAATCCTTACAGAAAATCGGCTAAGAATGGTCCGGTAGTGGCGATAATTCTGCTCATCAGAATTCCCACTCAGTTCAGGGTGACGCTCATCAGCCGGACATACGGACCAAAACTGTCCTTACGGCGTTCAGCAAACACGGCCAGCACACCGGGAATATCCTGCACTTCACGACCGGTATACGCTTCAGCACTGCCGTGCCAGCGGTATTTACCGGTACAGAACGGAAAAAGACGGGATGTCGGATGTTGTTGGTGAATACGCATGGCTTCACCACGGGTGATAATTTTCATAATGGGATACCTCTGAAGACAGAAGATAAAAGTGAAAACAGGTGTGATGTGGTTGTGACGGGTTAAAGCAGACCATGTTCGGCAAAGGAGAAAACCTGGTTGCCACCGACTATCAGATGGTCCGGCACCCGGATATCCACCAGGCCCAGTGCCTGTACCAGACGTTCGGTGATAAGCCGGTCTGCCTTACTGGGTGTGACTTCACCGGACGGGTGATTGTGTGCCAGTACCACGGCAGCGGCATTGTGGTACAGGGCGCGTTTAATCACTTCCCGGGGATGGACTTCCGTGCGGTTGATGGTGCCGGTGAAGAGGGTTTCACCGGCAATCAGCTGATTCTGGTTGTTCAGATACAGCACCCGGAACTCTTCCCGCTCCAGTCCCGCCATGTTCAGAATCAGCCATTCCCGTGCCGCACGGGTGGAGGTGAAGGCCACGCCGGGTTCATGAAGATGGCGGTCCAGGGTTTGCAGGGCCCGCAGAATGAGACTGCGCTCGCCGGGCGTCATCTCTCCGGGCAGAAAGGAAAGCTGCTGCATTGTCCCTGCCTCCATTCAGTCAATGATGCGCATAATGGCGCTGCATTCCGGATGCTGCAGGGCGTAATCCCGCAGCCGGTAATAGTGGACCGTCATGGCATAACACTCCGTACGACAGGCATGATGACTGTACGTCATCAGACAGGCAGCAATACCGGCGGCTTCCGGGCTCATTTCAGCGCGGTTGCCGTTCATGGCATTGAACAGTACCCATGTTTCGTCATCATCGTCATCCGGTTCGGGTGCCATAAATGCCCCGCCGTTGTTCAGGGTGTACAGATTCCAGATACCACCGCAGTAGTCTTCGCAAAGACGGTCCATCCAGCCGAAGACACGGGGCTCCAGGGTCACCCACTGTGGAATGAGGCCAAAATGCTGCGGCCAGAAGCTGATGCGCTGTTCATCAGGGACGGGAGTGGCAACCAGCTGAGGTGGGTTATTCCCTGATGCAGTGGTTACGGAAACAGAAGGTGTGGTGGAATTATGCGAAACGGTTGTCATGAGGTTATTCCTTATAAAAAGTAAATGAATGGAAGAAGCCCCGGGGCAGGAACAGATGTGAGTCAGGACTGCACTTTCAGTGAAACGGCATCAGCGCATGCTCTCCAGCAGCGTTTCTGCCATCACCCACAATGCGCGATTGAGCTTAATGTCGGTATCAATGCTGTGAATGGCCCGGGTATGGATACGTTTTCCTTTTGCACTGCGACCGGAAATCCCGCCTTTCAGCATATTCTCCTGGATGGTCTGATATGCGCTCCACAGGTCCTTACCGTAATCCTCCCGGCGTCGCGGCGTCAGAATGTCGGCGGTGGTGACGGGCTGATGTTCGTC